TGGGCAAAGGTCTAGCTAAGAAGGGTGATGGCAAAGACGTACATCATAAAAAAGCCTTGTCTAAAGGCGGTTCTTACAAAGACGGTTTAGCCGTCGTTAACGCATCTGCTAATCGTTCGTTTGCCCGAAACAGCGATCATAAGATGGTGTCCGAAATTAGCTCTAAGGAACGGAAGAATCGTGCAAATCGTTGATAACAAACTATTGTTAGTCAAAACTAAATTTCCTAGCAGGATAAAAGAAACGATAAAGACTAGTGAGATCATTGATAAACAAGGTGATGTGTACGAAGTGTCTGTTAACTGGGAGCTTCCAGAGGCTCAGATGTTACGTCGACTCAACATAAAAAATGTACCTTCTCCAATCATGAGAGATTATGATTGGCCCGGCATATATAAGCCTATGGAGCATCAAAAAACTACGGCAGCTTTTCTAACTTTACATAAACGAGCTTTTTGTTTTAATGAGCAGGGCACTGGAAAGACCGCATCGGCAATTTGGGCTTCAGACTACTTGATTAATTTAGGTGTCGTTAAAAGAGTACTTGTTGTGTGCCCCCTGTCTATTATGCAGTCAGCGTGGCAAGCGGATCTTTTTAAATTTGCTATACACCGAACTGTTAGTGTCGCTCACGGAGTGCCTGATAAACGCCACGACATTATAAATAGTGGGACTGAGTACGTAATTATTAATTTTGATGGGGTCAACATAGTTAAAGATGCGATAGTAAATAAATTTGATCTAATTATTATTGACGAAGCAAATGCCTATAAAAATAGCCGTACGCAGCGATTTAAAAATATGCGCGGATTACTTAATGAATCCACATGGCTTTGGATGATGACGGGCACACCTGCGGCGCAGTCCCCTCTTGATGCTTTTGGGCTAGCCAAACTTTGTATACCTGACCGCACTCCTTTACTATATACAGAGTTTCGTGATAGCGTGATGCACCAAATAACACGATTTAAGTGGATTCCGAAAGCGTCTTCTGTACAAACTGTACATCAATTACTGCAGCCAGCAATTAGGTTTTCCAAGGCCGAGTGCTTAGATCTACCGGACGTTACATATGTTTCGCGGTACGCTCCAATGACTGCACAACAAACCAAGTACTATAAGCAGTTAAAAAAAGATTTTATTATGCAGGCAGTAGGGGAAGACGTTACTTCAGTCAATGCCGCTACCAATCTAACCAAACTCTTGCAGGTTGCTTGCGGAGCTGTCTATACTGACGCAGGGAACGTAATAGAGTTTGATGCGTCAGACCGTATGAAAGTCGTTCAGGAAGTGATTGACGAAGCCACACACAAAGTTCTCGTATTTGCACCGTTTACGCATACGCTATCCCTCATTAAGGATCACTTAACTAAGAACGGCGTTACTTCGGAAATCATTGATGGCAGTGTTCCGGTGGGCAAACGCACTGAAATTTTTCGTAAGTTTCAAGAAACTTCAGACCCTAAAGTTCTTATCATACAGCCGCAAGCGGCAGCACATGGTGTTACGTTGACCGCCGCCAATTTAGTGTTGTGGTATGCGCCTGTTACATCTATAGAGTCTTACCTGCAAGCTAACGCCCGCGTTCATAGGCAAGGACAAAAAAACCCTGTAACGGTAGTCCACATCGAGGGCAGTCCAGTGGAGAGCAAACTTTACGAGATGCTTGCTAACAAGTTGAATTTTCACACAAAAATAATTGACCTTTACAAGCAAGAAATACTTGACACTCTATAGTTTTAGGTGTATTCTTTAGTCTCACAGGAGGTGAACTATGGACATACCCGTCGAAAAAATTATCAGTACGTTCTTAAAAATTCGTAGTGCTAAAGAACAACTTACCAGAGAGTACGAAGCTAAGGTGTCTGAGCTTGACGAGAATATGAGCATCTTGAAGTTAAAGTTGCTTGAGATATGCAAGGACACAGGGGTTACTACTCTAGGCACTGGTGATGCTGTTGCTTATCGTACAGTTAAAAGCCGCTACTGGACGAGTGATTGGTCGCATTTCTATAACTTCCTGAAGGAAGAAGGGAAGCTAGAGTTGCTTGAAAAGCGGATTCATCAAACTAATATGAAGGAGTTCCTTGTAGAAAATCCAAATATACGCCCCCCAGGATTAAACATAGATGTTGAGTACGAAATTACCATCCGACGTAAATAGGAGCAACCATGTCAAACGTTACATTATTCGATCAGTCTTTACCTGACTACCTTAAAGAAGTTGAGTTAGACGACATGACTAAACGTTATGCGTCAGTCAATACTTCAAAAAGAATTTCTATCCGTGGCCGTGTTTTTAGACTTATGGTTAACGGAAAGGAAATTTCCAAAAACGAAAACAACGCAATGAATGTTGTTATCGTAGCTGGTGGTAAAGACATCGCCCGTTACTATCATGCTAAGAAATACACCGCTGGCGATACTTCTCCACCGGATTGTTTTTCTAATGATGGTACAATCCCCGACCCTGCATCATACAGCCCACAAAGCGCAACTTGTGAGGTCTGCCCTCAGAACATTAAGGGGTCGGGCGAAGGTGACTCAAGAGCTTGCAGGTTCCAGCAAAGGCTTGCTGTTGTTTTAGCCGAGTATATTGAAGGGGATGTGTACGAGCTTGCTCTACCATCTAAGTCTTTATTTGGACGCGGTGATGTAAATAAGATGCCATTCCAACAGTATGCTAAATATGTTGGCGCTCAGGGCCGCAACATTAATACTCTAGTAACTGAAATGCGGTTTGATAGCGATAGCGATACACCTAAACTTGTGTTTCGCCCCCTTCGTTATTTAACTCGGGAAGAGTGGCTGCAAGCTAAAAAACAAGGTGAATCAACTGAAGCACGTAATGCTTTACGTATCACAGTAGCGCCGCAAAACAAACAGGCTGAGCCGCCCGCTGAAGTAGTAGCTGTTGAACCTCAACCTGTTAAACGGGCAACTAAAAAGAACGCTGAACCTCCTCCTGCGAAGAAGGAATTTACAGACGTTATTAGCAGTTGGTCCACGGACGATGAGTAATGGATGCGCGTGGGTATTCGCTGAAACTTGTTGAAGCTATCAGGGGGGGTGACCCCTCTGATCCTATTATTAGGTTAGGTAAATATTGTATAAATCATCAAGTGCCAGTCAGCGATTTAGCTGCGTACTTCGAAGTAACTAGGGCCACCATCTACAATTGGTTTTTTGGTAGGATGAGACCTAGGCGAAAACGACTAGAGCTTTTAGAAGATACTTTGAAGAGACTTAACATATAACCAACTACGGGGCGTCTAGCTCGACGGAGTGAAAAAGGACATGCCGCAGTCCTTGACGCCCTATCTACACCTCGGCAGGTCAAAGGAGCGGACTGTGACCATCAGAAACTTACTTACTACTATCCTACCCACTGATGGGTACTATTGCGTAGTAGGGTTAAAATCAAGCACTTCACCCATACAAAAATTTGTACACACAATTGACGAAGTAGAACAAGAAGCTGCCAGCCTTTGCGGGTCAGGCTTTAACGCCTATTTTGGTTGTGCTAAATACGAAACTACAGACAGTCGTAAAGCGCAAAATGTTAAGTCGGTACAATGCTTTTGGCTTGACATTGATTGCTACGACGATAAACCCTATGCCGACCAACGCGAGGGTATGATAGCTCTGAAGGCTTTCTGTGATGTGCTTAAGTTACCCAAACCGACTATTGTGGACTCGGGTAAAGGCTTGCATGTTTATTGGTCTTTATCTGCACCTATAACACCAGAACAGTGGAAACATACCGCCAGTAAGCTAAAACAACAATGTGCTCGGCTTAACATTTTGCTTCATGCAGATCCTTCCCGAACTGCAGACATAGCTTCTATACTAAGACTGCCAGATACAAAGAACTATAAAACTGATCCGGCATTGGATGTAAAGTTAATGACAATTGGCACTTTAATTGATTACGAAGACTTTGATACTTTGCTTGGCTCAGATACTCAACCGCCACCTGCAAGTTCTTTAGGTAATACAAAAGGTTTAAACGAGTTAACTAAATCGTTGATGGGGAACAAGCAAAATAAATTTTCTTTGATTCTACACAAGTCAATAAAAGGGGAAGGTTGCGAACAAATAAAACAAGCATACGAAGATCAAGCTACTGTTAAAGAACCAGTTTGGCGAGCTGTCTTATCTATAGCAGCACACTGTGTAGACGGAGAAACAGCTATCCACGAAGTTTCTAGCAAACACCCCGATTACACTGCTGAAGAAACTGAAGATAAAGCAGCAAAAACTAAAGGCCCGTATCTCTGCAAAACTTTTGAAGAATCCAACCCAAACGGATGCGCCAACTGCCCACTTAAAGGCAAGATATCTTCGCCCATCACTTTGGGACAAGTTATCGCTGAAGCTAAAGATGAAGAAGTTGTGGGCTTTATGGAGTCTAATCAAAACGCAGTCTCCACGTACAAAATACCTAATCTACCTTTTCCCTACTTTGCTGGTAAATCAAATGGCATATACCGCAAATCATCGGACGATGAAGAAGATGCCACTCTTATTTACGAGCACTATTTGTATGTCGTCAAACGATTACGAGATCCGCAGAAAGGAGAAGTTGTATGGTTGAGATTGCATACGCCTAAAGATGGCGTGCGTGAATTTGCATTACCGGCTGTTGATTTACTAACTCCAGAAAGATTACGTGAAAAGTTAGCTTGGTATGGAGTTATAGGTTTAAAAAAGCAGATGGATAGCATCATGCAGTACATCGTGTATTTTGTTAAAGAATTGCAATGCACAACAGAGGCAGAACTTATGAGAAACCAATTTGGGTGGACTGAAAACAATGAGTCGTTCATCGTCGGTGAGACAGAGATACGCGCCGACGGCGATAAGTATTCTCCACCTTCAAGCTACACCAAGCAGTATTGTTCAGCGTTTGAAACGATGGGATCTTTGGAAGAGTGGAAAAAAATAATTAGCGTTTACGAACGTCCGGGATTTGAACCTCATGCGTTTGGTTTTTTTACTGCGTTTGGTTCTCCGCTAATGAAGTTTATGAATCAAGCTGGTGCCGTGGTAAACATGGTAAACAATTCGTCGGGCACGGGTAAAACTACCGCTATCAAATGCATGCACAGCGTGTACGGGCACCCTGATGAAATGATGTTAGTTGAAAAAGATACATCTAATACAAGGTTACACCGACTAGGCATTATGAATAATTTAGGGCTTGGTTGTGACGAGATTACCAAGATGACTAATGATGATTGTTCCGATCTATGCTATAGCGTATCGCAAGGCCGAGGGCGTGGGCGAATGAAGATGCACGACAACGCTGAGCGACTTAATTTTGCCAAGTGGTCAACTATTCTTTTGTGCAGCTCAAACGCTTCGGTGGTGGATAAGTTAAAAACTTTGACTAGCTCTGATGGTGAGCTTATGCGGATCATGGAATACAGTGTCCCAGAGTCAAAGCTCCTATCAAAAGAAGAAGCAGATGAGACTTACGGCAAGCTATATCTTAATTACGGCCACGCAGGAAAAATTTACCTGCGGGACTTAGTAGCTAACTTGGAAGAACGGGTAAGCGAGGTCAAAGAACTTCAGCGTCTAATAGATAAGAAAGCGGGCTTTACAAACCGCGAACGGTTTTGGTCGGCAATAGCTGCATGTAATATAGCTGGTGCCCAGTTCGCTAAACGTCTTGGCCTACACAACATTGATGTCGGTGTCGTATTTCGGTGGATTGTTAAAGAGCTATCTCAGATGCGTAACGACATCAAGCCGCCTGCTACCGATCACGCTTCAGTAATCGCAGATTTTTGGAATAAATATTCACGCAACACATTGGTTATTAACGGTGAAGTTGATAGACGTACAAACGTGGAGTCTTTGCCAATACGAGAACCGTTTGGCGAACTGGTTTTACGCATGGAGCCTGACACGCAAAAGCTATTTATTGATAGCAAAATTTTTAGGAAGTTTTGCCAAGAGATCCGAGTAACCGTAAAGGATGTCATTGGCGCACTCACCGCCGATGGCGTATGCGGTGGCATTGTTCAGAAACGTATGTACAAAGGTACAAAATTGAGTAGTGTGCCGCCCATTATGGCATACGTGTTTGATTGTAGCAAAGGAAACTTTATTGATACTGAGCAATACTACGATGCTGGTATGGATTTAGAGGAACCTAAAAAGGATGAAAATTGATGGGGTTGACTACAACATAGATTTCACAAAATTTAGGGTGGGCGCTTCTTTTTTCGTGCCTTGCATACACCCTAAAATAGCAAAGCAAGACATTAAAACCAGAGTAAAGCGACTGAGATTTAAGGTAGGGATGAAGTTTGTGATAGAAAACGATATAAGGGGCTTGCGTGTTTGGAGATTAAAATAGTATAATTTCCGCAGTTTGATGATGTGTTACCCTCCTGGTCGAACATTTCCCCCGCGCAAGCGGGGGTTTTTATTTTAAAATGCCTTTGGCTTTCAAAGCATCTGACAATTCTTTATCAGACAGATTGTTGTACTGTGGGTATTTTTGGCGAACTTCTTGAAGCGTCATTTTGGGTATTACTGGTTTAGGCATACCGTACTCAAGCATCGGCATTATT